TTCCTATGTTTTGTGCCTTTCTAAAATATTCGTGGAGCTTAGTTTCATCTAATTCTCTTATTCTTGAGTTAGATATTTGGGCCTCGATAGCAGCAAACTTTTTTGTTAGTTCGGTATGGCTCATCTCTAAGCTAAAAAAACCTACCGGGGTGTTGTGGTGTTTTGCAAGACGGTAAGCAATGTTAATCCCAAATGTGGTCTTTCCCATACCTGGTCTACCCGCTACGATTACAACTTGTTGGTTCTTAAAGCCTACTATCTGTTTATCTAAATCTGTAAATTCACTTTGACATCCACTAAATTCTCCGTTTAACTCTAATTCTTGCTCTCTAATCAACTCGATTAAAGAATTTGATATGTGTATACCACCCACGTTAGATGTTTCGTTAGATAGGCTTAAAGTAAGCTCATTTGCCAAAGATAGGTTGTCTACCATCTCATCTCCACCATATAATTTTTCTACAAGCTCAGTAGCCTTTACGATTCCTAATCTTCTCTTGTAAGTTTCGCTGACAACTTCGCAATAGTAATCGAGTGATGCTGTATTAACAACACCATTTGTCAAATCCATTAAAACCGATATTCCACCAATAGATTCTAATTTGTTTTCAGCCTGTAGCTTAGAGTTTATAGAAATTAAATCGGTAGGGCGTGATGCCGAAAATTGTTCACTAATTGCGTTATAAATTACTTGGTTCTTGTAAGAATAGAAAGCATCAGTTGGCAATTTAGAAATTACGGAGTGTAGTGCTTTAGGCTGGTCAAGTAAGATTCCTAATATGGCATCTTCTATCTCTATGGCTTGTGGTAGTTGTTTCATTTGTGGTTATACTTTTGATGTTAGTAGTAATGTTCGTGTTTCTATTGCTTTTGTTGGTAGTAAATACATTGTGATTATCCAAGAAATATTTTGATGATGTACTCTATATCTTTTAGATAACTCCATTGCTGTTATACCTTCGTTTGTGTATGCCTCCAGTATCTCTGCGACCTGATCCCTTGTTAAATTTCTAAATTTAAGTTGGGGGTAGTTGTTGTAATCTCCTACGGTTATCATATCACAATTTTATTTGGCTTTGTTTCCTGTTTTGTAAAGTTAAGATAATTTTCGAATTTACTTGCTTGAAATAAAGTTTGTGGTCTTAAATATTGTTCCCACTCTGTACCTTTCCATTTAGCAACCATATTGTCTACTACTGTTTTAAAATCTTCTAATGTATGGCCTTCATCCATCCTTGCACTTATCATTCTTTGGTTGGCTTTATTACTTTCTTTAAATGTTGTATTTGCCTTCTCGTTTAAATAAGAAATTACCTCTTTGAATATATTAAGTTTAGTAGTATTATATATAGTATTATTATCTTCTCGTTTTTGCGTATAGGTATACTCATTTTTGCGTATAGGTATACTCATTTTTGCGTATAGGGTCAAAGTGCGTTTATTAGCATCATTTTTGTCTACTATCGACTTCAAATACCCAGATTCTACAAGCTCTGAAATTAATCTAGATATAGTGCTTTCTGATCTATCTAAGACCTCACCAAAGTATTTATTACTTACATAACATTTACCATATTTATTACAAAAGTTAGCCACTAATCCAAACAGTAATTTAGCTTTATCGGATACGTTTTTATCAAAAAATATATCGGAGGGGATAGTATAGTAAAATCCTTCCATTATCTATTTTTTTGCTTAATAAGTTTCCGGCCAAGGCTATCAATTTTTATGTAACTTCTTTTGGAAAATAATTCATATACTGCTGAATACTTACCTTCAAAGAATCTATCTACTTTTAACAAGTCATCTGCCGAATCAACTGCAAACATTATTGTAGTTCTATGGCGAAGGAAAGGTACTGACTGACTTATCTCAAGCTCATTAATCTCGTAAAAGTTTTTAATGATATGGAAATAAACCTTTCTTGCATCTGCAACTTTTCTGCGTCTATTGTCGCTATAAAAATCCTCTATGTCAACTTCAAATACTCTACAACAGGCATCAGCAAGTCTATCCAGTTCTTCTTTTCTTAAATTAATGGTTTTCATGTGTATTTATTTTATGTGTTTAAATATGTGTGCAATTACGTCAACTGTCCATCCATCTCCAAGAAGACAGGCTGCATCATTTCTTTTTAGTATATCAGTATATCCTTCAGGCACGGTTTGTAATCTTTCCATTTCAGATTTATATAATTGCCTAATATCACCATCAATAAAATTTCTTTTCATTTCATCTTCAGTCATTTTAGAATATTTTTCATAGGTTTCTTTATTCTTAAAAATCACATTTATAAACCCCATAATCATATATCTCCTTAATGATGAATATGTACTACCTGGATTTCTACTTTCAGATTCAAGTAAACATCTTGATTTTACTCTATCTGTGTATCCATCATCAAGTATATCTTGAAAAAATATCTTTTTATCTTTTGGAGGTTGTATTATAGAATGCCTCATACCAAATAAATCAGTATAAAAATCGCCTATATTTGTCCAATAAGTCCTTTGTCTTAATTGACCTGATACTAAACTTGAATTTATATCTACTGGAAAAGTTCCAACTAAGTGAGAAATTGTTTGATAGCTAAAATCATCCATCGCAACATTCTCAAGTAGGAAATATTTAGGATTTAATTCTTTTAGTAATCTCAAATACTCATAAAATAATCCTGATTTTTCTCCATCAAGACCAAGTTTTTGTTTATTGGCACTACTAAAATCCTGACATGGACTACCACCTATAAGTAAATCTATTTTAGGTAAATCTTTTGCGTTTATTTTAGTAACATCTCCAACCTGAATAGTATTTGGATAATTGTTCTGAGTTACCTCTATTGCGTGTGGTTTAATTTCTGATGCGTAATATTTATTTACTTTTATCCCAGCTCGTTCAAGTGCAATTTGGCCACAAGACATCCCATCGAATAACGATAATACATTAATTGGTTTCATTTGTGTTTGGTTTTAAATATTTATCTCCTTTTATAGATGGTTCTAATGCTCCACAACAAGTGCAAACATATCCAAGCGTAGTTATCTTTCTATAAAATAATTCTCTAAATGCTTCATAATATTCTTTATAGGGGGTGATGCTTTTGTATTCATCCATTGTCCTTATATAATAATATGTAGCCGTTCTATCCTTGTTTAACTGTGTTGAAATATATTCATTAGTCATATAAAGTTCCTTGTACATAACATAAGCCACAATCATTCTAGAGGCTGGTAAAGGAGTTACCCTACTAGCACGTCTTAGTGCGTTCGGGGATGCTCCTGTTAACTCCTTAATAGATTCAAATGCTAAATCCCATCTGTAATCTACCGGAAATTGCTTCTTAGAAAGGGAGATCTTGTTTTGTTTCTCCTTTGACATAATCATTTAAGCATAAGAAGTGTGTTGAAAAACCTTGTACTTCTTTACGTTTAACTGCCTTTAATTTTAAAACCTCATTTACCGTTCCATCTTTGGTGGTATAAGTGTTTCTGAATTGTGAGTTTTCAGCCTTAGATAAAATATCTTTTAACTGATTTAAGTTAAGGTCAATCAATAAAGAATCACCTAACTCTTTTGCACTTCCGCAATACTGTGTTTGTTTTGTTGTACTCATTTTTGTTGCTTTAAATTGTTTATTAATTCTTGTTTGTAATTAGCTGCAATTTGCAGTTTCTCTTTGATTAATCTAATGTCATCTTCGTTCCTTTTTATCGGTAATATCTTAATCTTATAATCAATTTGCCGGGGGTCATAGCTCACAAAATACCAATTCTCTATTCCAGTAATTAATGAGTAGCCTTGAATCTGCCAATAATATTCTTTACGCTCCTTTTTAAAAGCCAATGAATCGAGAAGGAGATTATCCAAATGAATAGATGAATTGTAAGGACACTTAATCTCAATACCAAATAACTTATCGTGAGAAATTCCGTCAGGAGTTCCGCCAAAGTTGTCATCATAATTTATAAATCCTACGTTTACTATTTCCTTGTTTAGCATATCAGAAAATACTTCAATAGCTTCGCCCTCATAAGAGTTTCCCCATTCGGTCGCATTGTTACCATGGAACATTTTATCATTACTAATGTCGATCGTTAGTATCTCAGCTATCTTTTCTTTTACATAACTTTTTGCTCCTTCGGAAAGTGTTTCAGTTTTTAACTTCGGGGGAGTCATTAAGCGATAAAGCTCACTCGGAGTAAATTTTCCGCTTCTTGCTCTATGCCAATCTTCAGTTCCGTGTTCAATCCTTTTTTCCATCTTCATCTGTTTTTTTAGGAATCGTTTTATACATATAAATAAAAGACAATACAAAGATAATAAAAAATGAGATAATCAATAATGTTACTGGCCCGAAAGCAATGGCCCAAGGGATATCTATTAGCTTTAATGCTTTACCCGCTATTAAGAAAGTAGATATAACTAATATCCAGGATATTATAGGTTTGCCATCCATGATTAAAAATTAAAATCAGTATTCGGTCTTATACCTTGAGGGGGGCTATCCTTACCGTGGGTATTTGTTGCGTCTGCATCTTTTTGATCATCTATTCCGAATAGACCATTAAGCGAATATTTACGAGCATAACTCGATGTCGCCCCGGTTTGCTGTGCATCGTCCATTCCTTTCTTGTCTACTGATTCCCTTGCAACCGCCGAAGATAAGATACTGTCCTC